TGATCGTTCATCGTTTGTTTTTTCTTCTAATTCTGAAAATCCTAATTTAATTACTACTTTTTGTGATAATGAAACTGAAATATCTTTTAAATTTGATAAAGATAAGGTGAAAGATAAAGATAACAACTCTACAAATTCAAGCGATAAAGACAAAGATAATCCAAACCCTGATAAAAAGGACAATAATGAAAATTCAAACAACTCTAGCGGAGAGAGTGGCAACTCTTCAAATAATAATAGTGGTGGCTCTGCTGGCAATGGTTCTAGCGGTGGCGGTGGGACTGGTGTAGAAACTAAGCCAAATCCTAATAATGGTAATGGTAAAGAAGACGGCAAGAGTGACGGCAAACAAGATGGCAAGGGCGAAGAAGGCAAGGGCGATGATGCCGTTGCTCAAAAATTAGATTATGGTGATCTTGAAAAAGATACTGGTAAATTTGAAGGCGAATTTAAAAAAGCTGTTGATGATAGTTTTAGTTTTGTAAATGATGTAAAAGCTAGTTTAACGGATACTATTCAGAAAATCAAAGACGGAAATTTAATGTCTTTGAAAAAAGGTGCAGTGCCTACAACTTGCCCTTTGAGCTTTCAAATTGATATGACTTATTTTTCTAAGAATTTAACTTTTGATTTTTGCAAGATTGTTTCGCCAGTCTCTTCATCTCTTTATATTTTATTTTACTTGGGTTTCTTTATCTTGTTTTTGGTTGTAACTATTAAATTATTTATTTTAACGTTTATGGGGTGGTAGTTATGCCAGCTATTATTGCAATGATTGTTAATTTCTTTGGTTTCTTTAAATGGGGCAAGATTGTTGATTATGCTCTTCGTGCTGTGGCATTTTCTAAAATGGTTATTATTAATGCCATTTTGGGCGGTTTAATTCTCTCTTATGCAACTGCTGTTCTTTATATAATCAATTTTATATATTCTAAATTTAATTTTGTGGTTGATTATGTTAATAATTTGCCAACTGGTAATGATAGAATTTTAACTACTGCTTTGGCTTTTATAAAATCTCTTGGTGCTTGGAATGCTTTTTGTGATGTAATGGCTATCTTTTCACCTATCTTTTTAAGCTTCTTTCTTATCTATGCTACAAAGATTGGCATTGTTGTCTTTAAATTTGTTCGAGAAACAATTTTATCTTTTGTTGTTGCAAAGTCTTAAAAAATGATTACGTATTTAATTGGCAATCCTGGAAGCGGTAAAACATATTACGCTGTCTTTATGATATATAGGCTCTTTCTTTATGAGCCTAAGAAGACATTTTTAACTAAATTTGTTAAGCCTAAAGAAAAGCCTAATTATTCATTTTGTTACACGAATATTAATGAGTTTAAATTTGAGCTATGCGATAAATTTAAGAAGTTTGACTTTGATGAATTTTATTTAGGCTTAAGAAATTTATATGCTTTTTATAAAACTGGTGCTACCGATAACGAAGTAAATGAGAAAGCTAAAGAGTTAAATTTATATGGTTGTGTATTCGTCCTTGATGAGTGTCACAATTTTTTTAAAAATCAAAAAGATGAAATTCTCGTTTGGTGGCTTACATATCATAGGCACTTATATCAAGATATTTATCTCATTACGCAAGATTTAACGCTCGTAAATAATGAATATAAACGTATAGCAGAGAAATTTTATAGAGCTTCGGACAGCTCACGAAGATTATTTTCGAAAAAGTTTCGTTATGAAATTTACGCATCTTATAGGCTTTTTAAAAAAGATAGATTAGAAATTATTAATATTCCATTTCTTCAAGAAGTTTTTGACTTATATCACTCAGGGCAAAGCTCAAATAAAAAATCATTTGTTCGTTTCTATTTCTTTTTAGCTTTTTTAGTCTTTATTTTTCTTTTGCTTTTCTTTTATTTTGTTGTGATGTCTTTATTTGAAACCGATAAACCTAAAAACGAGAATTTACCTATTGAAAACAAAATCCCTGCTCCAGTTTCCGAGCAACCTAAAAATTTAAGTTTATTTTTTGATGATAAAAAGCCTAAAAATAATAATATTGACCTTCCTGAAATTTATATTTATGATATTACTTGCCTTAACAATAATTGCCATTTTAGCGATGATTATCATTTGTACCCATTATCATTGATTAGTTACATTTCTTCAACGCATACCCCATTATATTTTTATTTCGAGCCAAAATCTCACGAGCTTGTTAAATACTACTATGTATTTGACAAGCCAGTTTTTCAAAATTTACAAAAAAATAACAAAGGTGTTTCCGATGAAAAGTTTAATCAAATTCCTAATTCTTCCTTGTCTGCTATTAAATAGCCTTTATTCTGCTGAAATTTACACTGATCTTTTAGATTTCGCACGTCTTACAAGCAAGGCCAACAATATAGCTATCGTAACCGATGAGAGCATTCATCAAGGCGAATACTACTTTATCTATCAAGACGAAGTAAAAATTACAATTTCGATGTTTAGAAAAATGCTCGAAGCAAAGAATTTATACTTATATAAGAAAGATAATTTTTACTATGTAAGCTCTCAAAAATTGCCTGATTATGATCTTAGGCGAATTGATTTAAGAAACTATGTTGTCGAAGATGTCAATAAAATTTTAAGCCAGTTTGATCTAAATGCTACCTATGCGACTGCTTCAAACTCTGTTTTCTTTAGGGCTGATGATTACATTTTTGATCAAGTTAAAGACGCTATTGCCCAGATAGATAAAAGCTTGGAGCAAGTAACATTTAAGCTTACAATTACTGAAACAAATTTAAAAGATATAAAAGATTTAGGCACAAATTTGCAGGGCTTACTTAAGCCACTTAATCACGGCGATTTAGCCTATTACATAAATTTAATTACTTCCCCTTACATTACTAATTCAAACGTCATTAAAAACGATGATAGTGCATTTTTTGGCATATTAAATTTTCTTGATACAAACGGCATTACAAAAATCATCTCTTCGCCAGTCTTGACGGCAAAAAATCATACTGAAGTTTATTTTAGTTCAGTCCAGAATATCCCTTATCTTGTTTCAAAAACTGATATATCTAACGTAAATTACCAAAAAACGGACAGCTATGAGTATAAAGACATTGGTTTAAAAATCAACTTAAAGCCTATAATTTTATCTGATCATATCGATTTTGACTTACATTTAATCCTCGAGGATATTCTCTCTCAAAGTTCATCTTTAACGCCCATTGTTTCAAAGAAAGAGCTTAAAAGTTCGTATTCTTTAAAGCGTGGCGACGTTCTAGTTCTTAGCGGTATCAACAAAAAAACTACTGCTAAGCAACGTAACGGCGTTCCTATCCTTAAAGATATTTGGCTTCTTAAGTATCTTTTTTCAGTAGAGCAAGACAGCGAGATAAACTCTGTTTTAACTCTCACAATTCAAATTTTATAAGTTTAAGGGGTGCAGGGGTCGCCCCTGCAAAAGGCGAGTAGTAAGCTTTTTAGTTCGTCCAGCTTTTTCGAGCCGTGCAACAAACTAGCCAGCTGGGTCATAAAAGCCCCCTTTCGCCTAAGTGTGTTTTGGCGCAGCCAAAAAGCCAACCATTTGTGCGGACGAAGTCCGCCAAATGGTGGCTCTTGTCAAATTAATAAAAAACTTTCACTTTTAAGGAAAGCGACTATGCGAGCAGGGAATTTATATGGTGTTTCTCCCTATGATGTTGAGCTTTGTCAATCAAAGCTTGATAGTCAAAGGGAATATATGCGCTCTTTTTCTTTTGTTAATAGTTTAGGGCAGGTTAGAAATTTGCTTGATATTTCAATGTCAGCAAACTTTAGCCCGAAATATTACGCTGAAGTTTCAAACCGCGTTAATGTATTTAGTTCATTTGCGATCGATAATTTTCAAGTGCCAGTATTCTTAACCATTACTCTTAACGGCTGTTTTAGGGGTGCTTTAAATGGCGATTACTCTAAATTCAAGTCCATTGATTATAAGTATTTGCCTGATGAAGTTAAATATAAGGCTAAAAATTTAGCCCCTTTAACTATCTCTGATTTGGTGGCCGTATTGAATTACCAATGGGTTTTGTTTCTTAAGCGTTATCATAAAGCATTTAAAAAAATAGATCGAAGTTATATAAGATGTTTTGAGCCACACAAAAAGGACGGCGTCCCACATATCCACGCTTTATTTTACGTTCCAGCTTACACGTTAGATTTTATGAAAAGAATTTATACAAATATCTTTTACGCCCCACAAAACCTAAAAACAAATGCCATTACAAGCGAGCAAGAAAAAAACGGCGAGCTTAACGGCTTTCAAACTAGCATAAATAATCCTAGTGGCTATGTAATGAAATATATTCAAAAAACTTTCATAAATTTAAAAGAAACGCAGGATTTCGATGAGCTTTCGGCGTGGTATGTTAAGCATAAGGTTAGACGTTTTTTAAGCTCACGCACTAAAGTGCCTTTGTGGGTATATAGAAAGATAAATTTTATTAGCTCAATGCAAGACTTTTATCACTTAAATGACTTAACAAATGATCATAGGGCATTAATAGAGTGGAATAAAAAAGATGATTACATATACATAAATTTGCCTTTCAATAAAGAAGAGATCATTTATTTAAATGGTAGGTTGGAGCATTATATTGGTGGCAGGCTTATGAATTTTTACGATAGGCTTAAGATAAATAATAAAGTCGATGAAGATGTAAGCGATGAAATAAAGAATTTTGGTAGCACTTTAAAACAAAGGCAAATTTTAAAAATTTGCGATGAATTGTTTAAGACTGAAAAAAGAGTTAAGCCAGTAAGTAAAATGCGAGATTACGAGCTAGTTAATTATTATCAAAGTTTGGGTGGTGATGTAAATGTTCAACACTTGGCTTACGTTGAAAATTTAATGCTAGATCGTAATTTAGATAACTTTACACACTATCACGAAAGGCATGATCTTAATGCCCCTGACATTGATAGCTTTGTAGATAGATTTTTGATTTGTAATGAATTTTAAGGAGTATATTATGAAAAATTTATTAGTTGAGTGTTCTTGTTATCCTTATTGTTTTTTCCCACAATTAGGTTTATGTATTGTTGTAGAAGAATTTGAGTTATATGATTATGAAGATTTTGATGATACTTTTTCTAAAACTTATTATTCTTTTTCTGAATATGGGTTATGTGATTTTTCTAGTTTTGATGATCTTCTTGATGCTTTTGCTAAAAAATTTGATTATGATTGTTTTAAGCTAATTTAATGATTTTAAATGATCTTTTTAATAATTATATTAGCTATTATGAGCTTATATTAAGTCCTTCAACTCTTAGAAGTGATATAGCTACTTATAACAAGCATTTTAAAAACTCACTTGGATTAAGAGATATAGAAGAGATAAATTTTATTGATATTCAAAAGTTTTGCAATGGTTTAATAAAGCAAGAATACAAGATTAAGACAATTAAAAATATTGTTGCTAAACTTAAAGTTATCTTTAAGCTTGGCATCAAGCTGGAGCTAATAAATAAAAATCCTTGTGATTTTATCGAGCTTCCAAAATTTGACAATAAAAGATATTTTGATTATCCGATATCTATTCAAAAACGTTTTATAAAAGCTATTTGCGAAAATACTGATGATAACTCTGATATATTCTTTTTCTTACTTCACGGCAGGCGTAAAAATGAAGTATTAAGCCTTAAATTTAGTGATATAAATTTTAAAACAAGGACTTATACTATCCCTTTTAAGATCAATAAGGCTAAAAGAGATATGATCTATAAGATGAGCGATGAGTTATACTCTAGGCTTTATAAAAGATATATAGTAGCTAAAGAGCAAAAACGTCTAAATGATTATGTCTTTATCAATCCTATGACTGATGATAAATTTAAAGATTTACGTAAAAGCTGGTCTTCACTTTTAAAAAGAAATAATTTGCCAAAGATAAGATTACACGATATTAGGCATTTAATCGGCACTTACTCAATTAATTATCTTAAAATTCCTATCGAGCAAGTATCTTTTACTCTAGGGCATACAAATATAATTACAACTCAAAAATACATAACCGCAAACATTAAAAAATCTCAAGAAACTATTGAAATTTTGCTTAACTCAATTTCAGAATAATTTAAGCATTTTAAAAAGTGGCTCGGGAAGCCGATAAAATCGGTATTTGGTTGCGGAGGACGGATTTGAACCGCCGAACCTCGGGGTATGAG